ATCTTAACTACACTTGATATAGGTGGTGGTGTATAATGAGTATAGCTGATAGAATACAATCAATAGAGGGGCATATAGAAGATATATATGATACCTTAGAAAAAGGTGGAGATACAACTCAAAATAAAAATATAGTAAATATTAATACCGAAATAAAAAGAGAATATAAAGACTTCTTAAAAAATGGTATTGATGTATTATGGAATAATTGGGATAAAGTAACAGGAGAAGGAACTAGCCTAACTTTAAATAATACAATGGAGGGAAAAATGAAATTAACTTTAAAAGGAAACACAAGCCAAACAGGAACACCAACACCTTCATCTCCTATACCAGTTAATGTAGTAAGTGGAGATAATACAATAACAGTATGTGGGAAGAATTTATTAAATATATCTAATGATAATGTTTATATAAATGCTTTAAATAACCCTGATATAACAACAACTTATAATCAAAATAAAACAACATATAAAGTAAATAGCATACCTCAAACACATTCACAAGCAGGGTATTATTATGCTTTTCACACTAGAATAGGAGAAACATATAAAGTTAAAGTAAAATGGGAAAACATAGCAGGAGACTCAATAGCAAATGTTAGAATAATGGGAGACACAGGAGAAACAATAATTGTAAATAATATGACAAGCAATACTGAATATACATTTATTGCAACACAAAATACATATTATTTTAGAGTATGGGTAAAAACTGCTATTGGAGAGGGATATATAGAAAACCCTATAATTTCAACAATTGATACAACTTACAAACCATACACTAGCCAAACATACCCTATATATTTAGGTGTGGAGAATATACTAGATACAACAAGTTATCCATTTACATTAAAGAGTGCGTATAGTTCAAATGGAAGTGAAGCAACTTGGAACGGTTATGTAGGAATAAGGGAATATCTACCTGTAAAACCTAATACAAGTTATACCTTTTCAAGTAATCTAAATAAACCAATACAAAGAATAATAATGTATGATAGTAGCAAAAACATATCTTCAAGTAATACAACAAACAAATATACATTTACAACAGGAAATGATGTTTACTACATAAGATTTTGCATTGAAATAGAAGAAATACCTACTTGGTGTCAAATAGAAAAAGGCACAAAAGCCAACTCATATAGTCCTTATGGACAAAAGCCAATAAAAATGAGAGGTATAGGTGATAATAGAGATTTTATTACTAAAAATACAGGGAAGAATAAATTGTCTATAAATAATCTAACTACTGCAATTAAAAATGGAATAACACTAACAAATAATGGAGATGGAACAATAACATTAAATGGAACTGCAAGTGCAGATGCTAACTTTGGTTTTGCAATAGAAGATATTGTTTCAACAACTGATTATAAAGTTCAGTTATATAAAATAGGTGGAAGTTTTACAAATAACTATGTATCTATTTATATGTCAGTAGATAGTGGCTTTAGTGATTTTGACTTATTAAGTATGACTTCAAATGATATGATATCAATGTCATTAGGAAATAAAACATATACTTATGCACAAATAAAAGTAAATAGTGGTGTTGTATGTAATAATTTAATAATAGGAACTCAAGTAGTAAGTGATGCAAGTATAACTAATTTTGAACCTTATGGAACAAATCAATGGTGTAAATATAATGCTATTGGGAAAGTAGTGTTAGATGGTAGTGAAACTTGGTCAACGTGGACTTCTAATAGAATTACAACATATTTAGCAGGATATAAAAAAGTTGATAACTCAACTATATCTTTGCTTTACTCAAATTATTATCAAAGAACTTCAAGGAGCAACTCATCAACAAACAATTCAATGTGTTTTTATAGTAATACTGAAAGTGCTGAGGGAATTATTGTATGCGATAGTGTAAATAATACAAGCGAATTGTTAAAGGTATGGTTATCAACACATAACACAACAATATATTATGTATTAGAAAACCCTTATTTATCACTAATAACAGATAACACCTTAATAAACCAATTAGATAACATAGAAAACGCATTTAGTTATGAGGGGACAACTAATGTATCACAAGAGAATAACGATGAAAGTGCTGTATTAAATGCTACAGCCTTAGAGAATATATAAGAAGCTTTTCGACAAGCTTCTTTTTTTATGGTATAATCGTTTTGGTGATGTTATGGATGAGTTAATAGAAGAGCTAGTAGTAAGGAATATATTAAAAGCTAATACTTATTTTTTAACTAAGATAGGGCAAATGATATTAAAAATAAGAGGATTAAAACCTAGCCAAGCTAAGCAATTAATTCAAATCCTTAAATATGGAGGGAATTATGAGGATATTTTAGGTGAGCTGTCAAGATTGACTAAGATGCCTAAGAAGGATATAGAGCAAATATTCTCTTCATACGCAAAGAAAGACTTAAATTTTGCTAAACAATTCTATGAATATAGAAATATACCGATGAAGCCTTATAGTGAAAATACGGCATTAAAAAGGCAAGTGGAGGCATTATCTAATATAACTCATCAAAGTATGAATAACTTTACTCGTTCTAGAGCATTAGGATATACCATAAAGGGCTTAAAAGGGGTTAAATTTTTAGGATTAAGAGAAACTTATGAGAAGGTATTAGATGAAGCTTTATTGAATGTAGGGCAGGGGAAAGAAACGTTTGATGCTTCTATGAGTAGAATATTAAAACAACTTGGTGAAAGTGGATTAAAGACTTTAGATTATGAAAGTGGGAGACATATTCGATTAGATAGTATGGTGAGGATGCATCTTCAAAGTGGATTAAGGGAATTACATAATGAAAATCAAAGATTATTTGGAGAGGAATTTGGTGCTGATGGAGTAGAGATATCGGTACATATAAATCCGGCTCCTGACCACGAGGATGCTCAGGGAAGACAATTTAGTATAAATAAATATGATAAAAATGGTGAGCTAATAGAAGAAGGTGAATTTGAAAAGCTACAAGATATTGGTATTGCTAAGGACTATACCGGTAAAGAAATAAATATGATAATAAGTGATGGTGCTGTAACTCACCGACCTATTAGTGAATATAATTGTTATCACTATACATTTGCTATTGTATTGGGAGTAAGTAAGCCTAGATATAGTGATGAGGAATTAAAAAAGATAATAGATGAGAATGAGAAGGGCTTTGAATATAATGGTAGACATTATACTATGTATGAAGGAACTCAATTACAAAGGCAATTAGAGTTAGCTATAAGAAAACAAAAGGATATTCAAATATTAGCTAGGGAAAGTGATAATACAGGGCTTATATTAGAAAGTCAAAATAATATAACTAAGTTATCTAAAAAGTATAAAGAGCTGTTAAAAGCTTCTCAATTGCCTTCTAAGAAGGATAGGATGAGGGTAGGAGGATATAGAAGGGTAGATGTAAGGAAACCTAAAATCGAGCCTAGAGAGGCTGTATTTGATTATGATTTATATGAGAAGAAATTGGCTTCAAAGAATGTATTATTAAAAGATGATTTAAAAAATTTAGATAAAGCTTTATTAGAGAGAAATATAAAACACTTAGATTACTTAACTGATAAATATAATGTATCTAGCAATTTATCTTTAGAAGTACATACTAAAGCTAATCGTAGTAGTTTAGGAACGACTTGGTACGGAAATAATAATATAGGATTAAATGCTGAATACTTTAAAGATAAGAATAAATTAATTGAGGCTGAGGCTAGAGGCCAAAGAACTAAGTGGCATGTGCCTGTAAAGGAAGATAATTTGGATATATATACGATTACTCACGAGTATGGACATGCTATTGAAAATGATTATACTAGAAGGTATTTAAAAGACCATAAAGGAATAAATACTGATATTAAGAGAGAATATTGGACTTATAAAGAGCAAGATTTAAGAAGAGATATTGATAAAGAAATAAGAGATGAGCTATTTAAAGAAGTTAAAAAGAAAGAAAAATTAAATATAACTGAGATTAAAAATAAGTATTTCTCGGATTATGGTAAATCTAAGAGAAGCTTTGAATGGTTCGCTGAAACATTTACTCAATTAGAGCTAGGAGAACAAAATGCTTTAACTGAAGCTATGAAAGAGTGGATAGAAAGGAATAAAGTATGAATGATGTAGAAAGACCTTATTTTATGGAGAATAAAGAATGGTATTATTACGATGAAAAAGAAGAAATTTTTAAATTGACCGATAAAGCACCACAGGAAGCTATTGATAGTTATAATGAGTTTTATTCTAGTGAAGATGAATAGGAGTTTTACACTTTTATTCATTTTTTTATTTTTGGGTATTGCAATATATATGTTAATATGTTAGTATATAGATGTAAGGAGGAGAAAGATATGAAAAGAAAATGTACCTTTGATAATGAAATAATAGGAGTTGTAATTGATAACTGCAAAGAATTTTTAGGAAAGAGGGATACAATTTATATAGGTGATGTTTGTGTATTACTTGAAAAGGCACTAGAAGGTGTAGAAGATAAGAAAGATTTAGCACCAGCTGAAATTGATGACATTAAAAGAATAAGAAATATGATAAAAGGATTATAAGGAGAATAAAGGGATGAAAAAGATGAGATTAAAAAAATGGGTTGAGGTTGTATTAGGAATTATTGCTTTTATGGCATTTTGTGTTATGTGTAGTGAATGTGATGATATGACAATATTTGTAATAAGTAAGATAATGGCTGTGATAGTATTTGGAACATCACTTGGAATAATTAATGAATATGGAAGATAGGAGGGATAAAATGAAAGATGATTTAAAATGGTTGCCTAAGAAGTATAGAGAAAGAGTTGCAAGTCTAGAAAGAGAAGATGGATTAATTGATAATTGCAAGTATATGCTTTATTTCAATCAAGATTGGTGTTGGAGTGAAGATTATTGGGCATTGCCTGTAGTAAGCAAAAAAGAGGCTTTAGAATTTATTAAAGAAGCTAGAAAAAGAACTGAAGAAGAAAAAGAATTACATAAGTGAGGTGATTGGAATGACTAAGAATGCAAAAGATAAAGAAATAGAAAGATTAAATAATGTAATAACTGAATTAGAAAAATATTTAGAAAAAGAAATAGAACTAGATTTTAATAACAAACAATGTATAGAAGCAATTTTAGATAAATTAAAAGAACTAAAGGAGAATGAATAATGGATAAGTTATGCAAGAGAAAATTTGTAAAAGATTTATTTGTTACTTGCGATGAATGTGGATATAATAATGAGAAAGAGAGATTTCAGGCTTTTGGTACTTGTTTACATTGTGGTAAAGTGTTAGATGATAGAATACACTTTAGAGCTGAAATGATTAAAATTTCGATAAGAAAAGCTAGGATAAGAGGGTTAAAACCTAGTGTAAGGCATTTGATATTTTAGATAATTGTGATATACTTGTTATGTAAGAGTATCGAGGAGAGTGGAAATGGTTGAAACAATTATTAATACAACACTAGGAATAGTGATTAGTGGAATTATAGGCTTCTTATTAGGACAAGTAAGAAGCTTTAAAGCGATAAAGAATGCATTGATGATAATGTTACAGGGGCATTTGACTAATACATATTTCGCTTATGAGAATATTGGCAAAATCCCTGATTATGTATATAAGAATTGGCTTAATGAATTAAAAGAATATGAGGCATTAGGTGGGGATGATTATATACACGCATTAGCTAAAAAGATGGAAGTTTGGGATATAACAAAGACTGATATATTGGAGAGGTAATATGAATATAGAAGAACTTGAGAAAAGACTAGAAGAAAACTCTAAACATATAATTGAGAATGCTAATAGAATAGAACAAAACCTAATAAAGATACATCAGAACACAGGAGCATTAGGGATATTAAAAGAATTTAAGAGTGATGCTAGAAAATTCTTTATAATGTGGATTATAACTTTTATAGCTTTTATAGGATTATTAGGATATACGATTTACTTATTAAATGATGTAGGAACAATAGAAACTACTCAAGAGATTACTGATGTTGATACAATAAGTGGTAATGTTGCGAATGGTGATATAAATGGGGAAAGTTAGGCAAACTAGAAAAGTAAAATATCGTAAATCTAAAACTACTAGTAAAAATGGTAGAAAAAGATGTAGAAGCTGTGGAAGGTATATGTAATGTTTGAATTTACTCGAACTGAATTTGAAGAAATTAGTAAAGAGTGTATGTTAAATGATGAATATAAGAAGCTGTTTGAAATGAAGATAATGGGATATAACCGAACTAAAATGGCTTTAGAATTAAATGTAAGTGAAGCAACTTTGGATGTAATGATTAAGAAGCTGAAGAAAAAAATTAAAAAAATAATATAATTTTTATATAAAAACTATATAAGAACTCTATGAAAAGGAGTTCTTTTTTTATGTGATAATTTAGGTGAAAGGAGGAAGAACTATGGATAAATCTCAAGAGGGCAATGAGCCTATTGATACTATATACTTCCTTCTTTTACTTTTATAGGAGGGAATATGTATAACAACTTATATAACAATCCATTTAGCGTCTATAATCCACAAAATGATATAGATAAGATAAATGCTCAAATAAATGATTTAGAGAAGAGAAAGAGCCAAATACAGCAACCTGCACCTATAACTCAAAACTTTCAGCTTGCACCAACTAGAGATGTAATAAGATATGCAAATTCGTTGGAAGAAGTAAGTAGAGATATGGTAATAGGGGATACACCATATTTTAGTAAGGATATGAGTGTAGTTTGGATAAAAAACATTAAGGGAGAAATAAAGACTTATGAACTTAATGAAATAATGCCTAAGGATGAGAAAGATATACAAATTGAGATGCTAAAAAATGAGATTGAAAAGATGAAGAAAGAGATGAGGGAAAATGAAACAAATATTAGAGATGCTGATGCAACAAAAGATACAAGAGATACCGAATGGGATGATGAGGAATATGGAACAACAGTTGAAAAGAGTAAATCCTCAAGCATACAAAGAGTATCAGGAAGCAAGAAAAAGTAATAGAGACCCTAATGAATATCTAAATGAAATAGTAGGGAGATTTAATCCTCAGCAAAGACAAAGTTGGGATTTAATGATGCAAGGTATTAACTCAAAATAGAGTTGATATAAAAAATATTTAGAAAGGAGATATATATGAACGGAAGTAATGGAATTGTACCTACAGTTGACTTAGCGACTAACAATACTTATCCATATCCTGTTATGTATGGTAATAATGGTGGATTTGGAAATAGCTTTGGTGGAGATGCATTATGGCTAATTGTTTTACTAGCACTATTCGGTGGATGGGGAAATAATGGTAATAATGGTGGCTTCTTTGGTGGTAGAGGTTTTGATGATGGCTATGCTTGGCTTTCTAATGGGCAAAAAGAGATAATGACAAACACTAATAATGGTTTTGATACATTACATCTTTCTAATCAATTAGAAGGTAATAGAGATGCTATTAATGGTTTATCTAATCAAATATGTAATAGTACAGCATCTATAAATAGTAATATATCTAATGGCTTCTATACAAGTGAAGTAGCTGAAAATAATAGACAGCTTTCATACCTACAAAGCTTTAATGCTTTAGGAAGTCAATTAGCTAATTGTTGCTGCGAAAATCGCTTAGGAATAGCAAATTTAAATTCTACTATTATAAGTGAAAATTGTGCTGATAGACAATTAATTAATGAAGGAATTAGAGATGTTATTACTAATGCAACAGCTAATACTCAAAGAATACTAGACCAATTATGTCAAGATAAGATTGATGCTAAGAATGAAAAGATAACTGATTTACAACGTGAACTTCTAATGAAGGATTTACAAGCAAGTCAAATCCAACAAACAGCAACATTAAGATTAGGGCAAGAAGCTGAAGTAGATGCTTTATATAATCGTTTAAGTAACTGCCCTGTACCTAGTGTGCCTGTTTATGGAAGACAACCGATATTCACTTGCAATAATGGATGTGGATGCAATGGAAGTTTATATGGAATGAATGTTTAAGAGCATAAGTCGAGAGACAACCTGATTACAGGAACTTGCTGATAGAGATAGACAAGTTCTATCTCTTTTTATTTTAAGAAAGGAGAAAAGATATGATACAAGCATTACAAATTGAGTCTGAAATATTAACAAGCAATACTGATAATATTAACTTTGATACTATCGATTTAAGGAGTAGAAGTGCGAATTGCTGTGGATGGCTTCAGTATATGAATGGTGGTAGTGAGTTTACTATTATTGGAGGAGGAACTTTTAGAGTAACATTTAATGCTAATGTAACAAGTACTACAGCAGGACAAGTTGCTATTGCTTTAAAAACAGGAACAGGAACTGATGTAGAAGGAACTGAAATGGATGCTGATGTAACAGCTAATGTATATACTAATATTTCGTTTAGTAAACTATTAAAAGTATGCCCTAGAGTTAATACTACGATAGCTGTTGGCTCATTATCGGCTATTGGAGGGGTAACACCAGCCGTAGAAACTGAAATACCTACAATAAAAGATGCTAATTTAGTAATAGAAAAAATAGGTAATTAATGGATAGAGTAGATAATTTGTCATTAATACTACAAGCATTAAGCTTGGAGATATTATTTAGAGATTATAACAATCGTGATTTGATGCAAGAATTGCAAAATCAAGATGAAAAGTATTTGAAGAAAATAATAGAGCAAAATAAAGAAATAATTGAACTCTTGAAGAAAGGAGACCAAAATGGAAGACAAACTACTAGAGAAAGTAGATGAAAAAATACAACATATACTTGATGAAGATATTAATACAACTAACCTAGAATACCTTTATAAATTATCTAAAATCAAGCATATGACAAAGGAGGATAAAGAAATGAATTATGGTGGAAGAAGGCCAGGATATGATACATATGGTCGCAACTATGGAGAATATGGTAACTATGGTGAATATAACTATGGTAACTATGGTAGAAGAGGAAGAGATATGAGATATCGTGGTGATGAAGAAATGGATAGAATGTATAGTGATTATGGAAGATATCAAGAAAGCCGTTCAAGATATGGGGCAAGTGAAGAAACTGATAAATCTTTTCACTATATGGTAAAATCATTAGAAGATTTTATTAAAGTTCTATATGAAGAAGCACAAGGGCCACAACAACAGCAAATGCTTAGAGATACTTTACAAAGAAGTATAATGTAATATGTATAAATATCATAACAATAATGCTTTAGG